AAAAGTCTTTATAGCCATAGTTAAAATCCTAACTTATTGTTGTCTAGTTTGCCGAATATGGCATCGTTGAGAATTAGATACGCGTTGGTGTCTTGCCCGGACATATAGACCGTTACGCGAGTTTGGTTTGGGGTGGCGCTAATTGAAATACCTTCCATAATTGTTAAATAGGTGGAACCTCGAAAAGAGATGTTTCCGAGGGTGCCTATTGGCTCTTGAATTAAGTTAATTACAGCAGTATTAAAATTATTTGGCGGTGGATAATCCCGGGGCCCTTGCTGAACATCGGTAAATGTAATCGATGCGATTGTTTGATCTTTAGACTGAAAATTGTTTAACAACCATTCGGCGTGGTTAAGAGCTTGGCTAGTTGTGTAATCTAACGTTTCTTTGTTTTGGCCAAAGATCGGGGTTATGCCGAGGGTTGCGGTTTGGGCTGCTACAGCTGCCGGCGTGATTGTGACCGAATTGTAGTAATTGTCTGCGCTACTGCGAAATTCGATTTTTTCGTATTTCATTTGTAACGAATAACTAACACCGGTGCCGTCATTGAAGTAATAAGTAGTTGTAGGCGGGAAGTTTCTTCCGTACCAATATATTTCGGGGGTGCCGTGATAAAGATAGCTATTGGCCATCATTCGAGCTTCTTCGGTGCGGGTAATGGTGTTAATAAGGTTAAAAGCGTTGCCGGTGTAGGTTTGCGCGCTGCCAATGGAACGACCAGTAAAAGCGGCAATAGGTAGCCCTACGGTTGTGCCTACTTGGAATACTTGATCTTCTGTAAGGTCTTGAGCTAGCGCGTACGAGTTAAGTTGTGCGCGGCCCCAATCGGCTTGTATGCCGTCGCAATATATAGTTACTCGATCTTCGTTAGGTACTATCCCGTAATCTATTTTTACGTCTCTTATGCTTCCCCAAAAGGCAGCAAAATTATCTACACCAACTACTACGCCGGGCTTGTAAATATAGGCAATTATCCGGTCGCCTAGTTTTGGTGCGGTTGTCCAATCGGACGGGAAAATAGATTCGACGGTCATTGTGTCTGTTGAGTAGTCGTCAATTTGTAGGCGTCGGCCACGAAAGATGTCTATATTTTGTACGTCGGGCAGCGTTACCCATGTTCCGGCAGAGTTGAAATCTACCTGCCAGTTAAAAGCGGTGGCCATTATTGAACCGTTACCGGTAGTGGGCCGTTGCTTCGGTTGTAGCGCCGTAGGGCGTCTACTACGGCTTGTGGGTCGCCGCCGTTTACGTTTATGTTTATTGTGTTGCCGCCGCCGCCAAAGTCGCCTAGACGGTCTAACGGTATGACAGCTTCGGGGCCTTTCCCTTCGCCTATAAGGGCTAGGGTCGGTTGCGTCACGATGCCGCCGCTAGCAAGGGTAGCCAATCCACCGATACCAAAGTTTCCAAAGTCGATACCGGAAAAGTCAATACCCGAAAAGTCAAAGTTAGAAAAGTCAAAAGGTGCCGGGCCGCCGGCGGTGACATTGTTTACAGCACCCGTAAAACCGCTTGTAAGGCCTGCTACAGCGCCAGCGGTGTTAGCAGCGTTAAGGGTGATTGTGTAGCTGTCTACGACCGCTTGAATGCCTGCTACTAGGTTTGTGCCTGCGGTTACGCCGGCTTGGTAAAACTGTTTTGCGCTGTTAAGGCCTACGGTGTCGGCGATGCTTTGTACTTCGGCGGTTAGCTCGTTTGCCTTGAGAATGTTGCCCGCGCTACTTAGCAATTCTTCGGCTATGAGAGATCCGCTATCGACGCCTGCGGCTAGTACTTGCTGTAGGGCCGACTCTGAAAGGCCAGCAGCTAATAGGCGATTGACAAGGACGCCGAAATCTTTAACTTTATTGGCCTGTATTTTTAGGTTGTCTAAAAAGCTCTTTGGGGTTGCTTGTGCGTCGCTTAATTTTTTATTGGCTATAGCTAGATCTTCGTAGGCTTTTGTAAGGCCTTCGGGGTCGCTGTCGGCTATTGCTTTTGCTACTGCCTTTTGAGCTTTTGCTACGTCGTCGGACGCGTCGGCTACGGCTTTAACGTTTTCGGCTGCTGTCTGTTGGGCGTTGCCAAAACTGAAAGACGCTTTAACCGAGTCGGAAACTGATTTAGCGTAATCGTCAAATTTCTTTATAGCTTCGTTTAATACGCCGTTGGCTGTTTCGAGCGCTTTAGTCATTTGATCGCGTAAAGCGTCTTTAAGTACTACAAGTTCGGCGGCTAGTTTTTTAGCGGCGTCGGCTAGTTTCTTTTTAGCGGCGTCGGCTTTTTTAGTTGCTTCGGTGTTTTTATCTGTTTTGGTTGTGTTGTCGTCTGTTGTGGTGCCTAAGCCTTTAAGCATCTTTTCGTATTCGGCTTGAGCTGTTGCCGCTGTTTTGGTGGCGCTGGCGTTGTCTTTGTTTGCCTTGACCGTTCCGCTAATTTTCTTGGCCAATATGGCTAGGGTCGCTGCCCCCGCTATTGCGGTGCCGATACCTATAACGGTTGCTACTTGTACGGCTGTAAACGATGTTGCTAATGCAATGTTGGCCGCTGTAGTGATTGCTGCAATAGCACTAAATCCAGCCATAACACCATTAACTAAAACTATGGCAGCTGCTAGACCGCCGATAACGACGCCCATAGTCACAATTAGCGGCGCGTTGTCGCTGGCAAATTTGGCAAATTTAGATAACAAACCGACGGCTAAAGCCATGACCGGTAAAAAGCCTTTACCAATGTTAATTTTAGCGTCTTTAATTTGTGCGGTTAAAATGCGTTGCTTATTAGCTGCGCCATCTGCTGTACGGGCAAAATCGCCCTGTTGTAGCGTTGTCTGCTCGAGAATGAGTGCCTGTGCTGCAAGGCTTTTGTTTTGCGGTGTTAATGCGTCTTTGGTTGTTTTGACTAGCCCTAGTTCTAAAGCCTTTTGGCGTAGTGTTGCGTCGTTAAGCAAAATACCAAAACGGCGTAGGGGTTCGGCTTCGCCTCGTAGGCCAGCGCCTAAAGCTAGTACGGCATCTTCGGGGCTTGTGTTGTTAAATGATGCTAGGTCGGTGGCAAGGGTCGTGAATTTTACGGCCATGTTGCCTAGATCGGTACCGGTTAGGCCAGCTGCCTTACCGAGTACGCCAAACGTGCCGGCGGCTTTTAGGGCTTCTGTTTGTGATTGTCCTAATGAGCTTGCGGCCGTCTTAGAGAAATCCATTATCGACGTTGTAGCGTCGCCAAAGATTATGGCTGTTTTGCTCGTTTCTTCGTTAAAGTCGCTGGCCATTTTGGCAGCACCAAAGGCAGCTACGGCTAAACCACCTAATGCGGCGGCGGCTGGTAGGAATGCTTTTTTAAGGGCGTAGCCCGTTTTGGCCGAATTACTGTCTAGTTTCGCAAATTCGCGCGTGGCCTTGTCAAACCCTTTGGTATCTAGGCTCGAGAGAATTGGAATGTTTAAGGCCATTAGCGATGTTCTATCTTTAGGTTTGTATTCATTTTGACAGATACACGGTCAATTATTTTGGATAGTTCGGCCTGTACTGCTGGCATGACGGCGACGACGCCGGGGCTAAGTGATCGTGAGGCTTGAGCGTTGGGGCCTTTTCCGTCGCTTATTAGGTTTGTTACAAATTGTGAGTTGTCTCTAATGCCTGCGTGATCCCATAGAGCAGCGGCAGCGTCTTTTTGTTGGGCGACCAATAGGGCATAGGGGCGGGCGTTAAAATCTACGGTTTGTGTGTAGGCATTGTTTACTTTACGGCCGTCCATGATTAGCGGTCGATTAAAAGTTACGGTGCGTTCACGGCTGGCCCGCTTGTTTACAACGGTTTTTACGCCGTTTAAGACGTTTTTAATGTTGTAAGTAGTTTCGTTACGGCCTTTAATCATTGAGCCGCGACGCATACCGGATAGTGGGTAGTCCGTAGGAATAAGAGAACGGGCAGATTGCACAATCATTCGCCCCGCGCCCGCTTGTATGTCTGTACTAATTTGGCGTCTGAACGTGGGATCAAACTTATTTAGTGCTGCCAAAGTTTCCTGTAAGCCGAATACTTGGGCGCTAGCGACGACGGGCATTAGCGCGTTCCCGTTCTCGAGCTTGTGTGTTTAGAACATCTACTACGGTTGCTAAATCGGCTGCGTCGAAATCTATCGACGGTGGCCAAAAGTGAACCGCTACCAGTAGCTCGGCTAGTTGTCGGCGGTAGCTGCCGACTCTGTAGGGTTTGGGTTTTCACTATCTACAACTTCCAGCGCGGCGCACTCTTTAATAAATTGGTCGAATGAAACCGGTACAACGATATTAGCCATTTTCGACGCTTCGTATGCCATGTACGCTAGGTGTTCCATTGCTACGCCGTTTGCTAGATCGCTGGCACGCATTTTGTATTTGCGTTCCCACAGCACCACTACCATTAGGTTCGTGTGTACGTCGTAGGTGCCGTCGTTACGGGTTACTCGGATTGTTATATTCATGTCGGGCCTTTGTTTAGGTGTTTAGATCAGGATACGTCGAGCGAGTAAACCCCGCCGGTACATACGATATCCATAGTATTAAGCTCTCCGAGAGCAAAGTTCACAGGTAGCGATGCGAGAAATGTGCCGGTTAGGGTCATTCCGGGATTGGTGGCCGAATAGGTGCCCGGTGTTGCCGGTGCTTCGGGTGACACAATAACGGTAAAGGTTGTACCTACTAAACCGTTGAGCGTTGCCCAAGTTTCGGTAGCTGCAAACGATCCGTAAAAACTTAACGTTAAAGAGTGGTCTCCGAGGCCCTTAACGTATTTATTATCAACATCTCCGAAGGCCGATGCGGTTAATTGCGCGTAATCTATCGAAAAATTGGCGGCCGTACATTGATCGCTCATATTTACAGAGTTAATAATAACGTGCGGGTTGCTAAGTAGTGTGCTAGTAGCCATAGGGGTTAGTCCTTTGTATCGGTTTCGGTGTCGGTGTCTGTCTCTGTTTTAGCAGATTTAGCGGCTTTAGTGGTGGAACTTTGACCGATGAAGCCGCCAGCTATTAAAGCGTTAATATTCACGCCTTCGGTTGGGTTGTATTTTCCACCTACCGTGCCTATGCGTTCTGAAAGAATTACGTACATTGTGTGCCTAACTTGTTTGCGCTTGAATGTTTATGTTGAGATCGTAGGCGGGTAGCTCTACCCCGCCGATAATAGCCATAGTTGGCCGTCCATCGGTGACACCTACAGAAGCGTTTAATACTTTGGCCGCCAAGTTCATTAAAGACCGTTGGGCGTCTAGGTTACCGGGGCCTAATGTGATGCACCGCACCGGGAAGCTCATTTTGACTATGTTGCCGTTGTAGGCCTGAAATGTTGGGGCGTCGATAAAGACGCAGGGCGGGACAAGGTTGCGCGGGTCGGTCACTACTTGCAAGCCCGAGATAGTGGCAAGTTTGGCCGCTAGGTCGTCTAGGCACTCGTTAAACAGGTCTGTAAAGGCGACTACGGGCATTACGCGAGCGTTGGGCGGTCAATACCCAATAGTTGTTTAATCGTGCCGTTAAGGCCGTTGGTGCTGGCGACGCCGTAGCCGTCGAATGTAGCCATATCTTGTAGGCCGCCGCGCTGGCGGTATAGCGCGCCGCCGTATTGTACTGTCCCAAGTTTTACGGCCCCGTTGGGTACCGTTCCTAGTAGATCCTGATAGCCGGCAATTTTGCGGCGGGTAAAACAAAATTCGTTAGCCGCGCTAGCGCATACCGTAAGAAATGCGGCATCGCCGGCGGTTGCGGTGCCGATACCTAGCCAGTCCTCAATATCGGTAGCGGTGATCCAAGTACAAGCTACGAGATCATTGGTTACGGTGCCGGTAGACGCGCTGCGTTCTACGTTGTCGGCGGTTAGTGCGTAAATGATTTGGTACGGGATTGGTTGGTTGTAGTCGTACTCTAAATCGCCTTCGTCGCTAACGCCCGTAAAAAGATATTCGGGTGTTGCGTATACGGTGCGTGATCCGTTAAATGTGGCATTTACCCCGGCGACGGTGACTACATCGCCGGGGTCTATGTCGTGTTGCTCAAGTAACTGTAAAGACGCGTAATTAGTTATTAGCGTTTTATGTGTGACTGTGTAAATAGCCATTGGCGGCTAACCGCCTTTCGGGCTAAACGAACTTGACGAATTTTGTAGCGTCGCGCATTGAGCCTGCTGCATAACCGCGAAAAGCGATTGTACGGCTAAGGCTTGAAGGCACGTCAATACTAATTGCGCCCTTTGGCTGCTCGAAGTAGTGATAGCCAGCTGCGGGGCCTGCTGCGTGTCCCATGAACGAGCCGGGTGCGTTCTTGTCTACGACGAGTACAAGGCCTAGCGGGTTGCCGTTCCATGTGTTCGCTGCTGCGTTGCCTGCTGCGTTTTGTCCCATGAGGTTAGGTGCGCCCGTGTATGGGAATACCGGACGGTTTTGGTCGTCTACGCTGCTTGAAAGAGCCGCCCAACTGGCAGGGGTTACGAACATGTGGCTAGGCAAGTAGTTCGAGCTTTCGGAGATTTGGCGCGCACCGTCGTAAACGGCTGCTACCCAATCGGCACCTACGGCGGTGTCGGCTACTGATGCTGTCTGAACGATTGCGGCGTGGCAGTTGTCAATGGCGTAGTTGTCGGTTGCTTGTCCGTATGCAATGGCAAGCTGCTCGAGAACGATATTGAGCGATGCGGGGTCTGTCCAGTCGAGATCTTGCTCTGACATTGTGACGTAGGTACCGAATGTGAGTTTAGAAACGTCGGTGTTTGACACGGTTACGGTCGAAGGGTCAAGCGTTGTATTTTCGCCTGTTGGCTGCTGCGTTACGACTGGTCGTACTGTAATTTTTGGAAGGCGGAACGTTGCGCCAGCTGTAGGCATGGCGCGAGTACCAATAGCCGACACGAAAGGACGGATAGGATTTAGCCCGTCATACACGGTACCCGTAATGATTTCGGGCAAAATGCCCGGGGTGCTAGAAGTGTCGATAAATGGCGCGGCGGCTTTAATTTGTGCGTTAATTTGCGCAAATTCTGACGGGCTAGATGCATAGGCGGCCATGTATTGCGCGGCGCTAGGCATTGTGAAGCGCTTAGGTGCTTCGGCCCAAATTGGCGCGGTTGGTGTTGCTGCTTCTACGGCTGCTACTTCGGGTGTCTTTTCCATTTCGGGGGTTTCCTCGTCTAGTGGGTTTTCTTGATTATTGTCTATTTCGTCGGGGTTGTGGTGGATACTTGCCGACGCATAAACCTCGGTTATTTTGGCGGCGTTAAATGCCGGTTGTGGCACTAAAGAAATCTCGTCGATTACAGCTGCCGTGATGCGCATAACGCCGGCGTCGTCGGTTGTCCATTGCTGCGGAGAAATGCCTACGGAGACGTCAAGCACCCCGTCTGCTGAAAGGGTTAATGCGGTGTCACCCAATGGGGTAGCGCTAATGCGAGCGGAAAATAAAAGTTCGTTAGGGCTTGAGTTATCGAGCTGCGTAACGATGCCGACGGGTTGGCTCGAGTCGTGGAACATGTAAACGCGTGGCATGCGATTAGGGGCCGAAAGGCTGCCCGGCTCAAATAACACCGTTTCGCCCGAGCTAACACTTGCGGTTACGCCATAGGGGGCGGCAATGCCCATAATTACACGTTGCCCGGTACGGCTGCCGTCCGGTGCTGCTGCGTCTACTGTTATTGCGGTAGCGGTCAATTTAATCATTAGCTTAAAGGTACTCTAACTGTTTCTTCGATTGTTGGCATTTCGTCGGGCATTTCCCCGCCGTAGCCGCCCATATAGTCGGCCGCTAAATACTGTTTAGGGTTTAGGCGTACATAGGTACCGCGCGGTAGAACGTTGTCGCCTGACAGGGTTTGTGAAATGCACTCGCTGTAGGCCTTGCATGCAAATAGCCATAGCTGTTGGCGGGCGTCGGCGTTGTTCGAATAATTGTAACCACCGATAGACAAGTTGCATAAAAAGCCGGGGATATTGGCTAGGCGTGACATTTCGAGCGCTTGAAAATTGCGGGCTTCGCTTAATAGCATTTTGTCCGGTGTTGCGCTGGTTTCGCTGTATGTCAAGTGTTCCGAGATCGCGGCAACGCTGTTAGACATGCGGGCCACGTTGAACGATTGCGCCATTTGTGCTAATTCTTCGCTGCTTAAAGGCTGGCCGCCAGTTTGTTTAAGTACGCCGGAAGGTTGCACCGCTACCGCGTTACGGTTTGCGGCTTGCTCGAGCTTTAGCGCCGTGTCGATAGCGCGCGGGGCAACAGTTGTTAAAGCCTGAATAGGGCTAATAAATTGCACAACGTCTTTGTAGTCAAGTGGTAAGCCTAAAAACATAAGTTGTTTAGATGGCCCGAAACTTACCGCGCCTTGCTGATCCAATGTCGTTACAAGGTTCGCCGGGAGACGTTGAAAACTGGCGGGGTAGCCGTCGGCCGTCCTAGTTTTGACGTGTAAGTACCCAACCCCGAAAAAAAAGAGATCGTCAAAAAGCCATGAAAGCGTAAAGTTGTTTGTATTGTCCGGGTCTAGACGTTGTAGCCAGCTGCGGGGCGCTAATGGTATTTCTTCCATTTCTTCGCCGTTCCATTGCAAGGTATACATTTCAAGCGGTAGGCAACCAATGACCGACGCGATGAGATCACGGGCGCGGGAGATGGTCGGTACTGACATGCAACGGGCGCGGGCTGCGTCGTCTGCGTATGCGTAATACGGTGGCCCAATTTGGCTAGCGCCTTGATTGCCTTGCTGTTGGTATCCGTAACCTACAGCGGCTTTTACTTCCGGTTCGGCAATGCCGTAAACGGGTTTGGGGTCGCGTCGAAATAAAGCCATAGGCGCATTATGCCACAAGGTTTACCCGTTGGGGTGGAATTGGGGCGCCCGACGCGCCCCAAAACCGATCTAATGCTAACCGTTAGAGAACGCGACAATAGGTTTAGCGTTATTGGCGGGGCGTGAAACCATCGCAACAGCGAACACCATAGCGCGGGCCATTTCGATAGGGCCGCTAGATCGCGCCGATGATAGGGCTACGGTTTGCTGGTGGCGTACAAGTACTGCGCGTTCGGTTTGTTCTATTAAAGATATTTCGCCGGAATGTTGTACGCGACCTTCGACAATTAAAGCGCGTACGCCTTGTGTCCATCGGCCTAGCTCGCGATACCCAACTATGGCGCGGCGGCTGTCATATTCCCGCGGGCATGAAATTTCAAACGGCGGGGTAATGGTTAGTTGTAACGACGGGTCGCGCATTTGTTCCGCTATGCGTTCCCACGCCGCCGCAAGGCTGTCCACGTCAAAAGCAACGGTAACTAATGATCTATTGCCGTCTTGTACCGCGCGAACGCCTACATAACGCGTACCGTCTAACGAAGTTTCTACAGATAACGTGCCGCCCTTTGGTATCGGGTCGGTAGTAGCACAAGACGCAAATAGCCCATTTTCTAACCAACTCGTACTAGAAGCAATCCAAATATTTACAGACGATCGTAAAAAGCTAGACCGGTTGGGCGCTTTAGCTTCGGCGTGTAAAACGTCAATAGTTAAACCACCGCGCCCCAAACTTGGGTTAGCCATTTTCCATGCCTCGGGCGTCATCGGGTCAAGAGTTGCCGGGGGCGACCATTCGGCAAAATACATAGGGCCAACTTCGCCGGCGTCTATCTGCCGTAAACCCTGACCACGCCAACGTAAAAGCGCGTGGCTATTTTGTGTGCCAGCTGTAGACGAAATAATACAAATAGGGTTTTTTACAGCGCGTTGAGTCGGCAAAAGTCCGGTATCTAAACTGTCCTCGGAAATGTCCCACGCTTCGTCGATATATAGAAAAGCCGCACTATAGCCGTGACCGGCTTGCGGCGTAGCTGCTCTAACAATCCACCGGTGCCCATGTAGCTCTAGCTCGTTACGGCCATACGACCAAGAAACTTTAGCGCCGAATTTCTCCTGCAAAATTGGGGCCAAATACTTAAACATAGAAACCGCTAAGTCGAGTTTGTGAGCTACCGATATGGCTACTTGGCTGCCGCCTCGGCGCGGTGCTTCAATAGTTAAAAACCACCCTATGCATGCTGCGCCCAAAAGGCTCTTACCGTTTTGTCTCGCAACGGATAGGTACGAAACACGGCGTAAAAAATTGTCGTTTTCGTCTAAAGCGGTAATGCCATGCAAACAACGTATTTGCCAGGGGTAAAGCTCTACGCCCATAACGTCCCTAGCAAAACCCAATATTTCCGTAGCTCGTGATCGGGCCGTTTCAGGCGTGATCGTTTCTAGTCTTGGCCGGTCGTCGCCAGTTTCGGCCACGCTCTGTGGTTTTGGGGATATACGATTAGATGCG